CGCCAACGGTGCACAAGCATGCTCGTGCTCCGTCTCGTGTACATACTGACCGAGTCCGGTATTACGGGATATATATTCCGTAAGACCGTACAAGATGGGTCACCAGACATTGGATGATCCTTTTCGGTGAAATACCGAAGAAGCATCAACCATCCGTCGATGACCTTATCTATCTTTGGGGCCCTAACGTCCAAAACGCGATATTCGACCTTTTGAAGGCCGATATTAATGCGTTTGCGCTTGGGCTTCCATTCCTCGGATACTACCCGTAGGCTGGGACATGCTAATCGCATGGACCAATCTGGAATTTCACCGTAAATACGGTGAAGTCCGCTTACGATGCAATCGTAAGTAGAGTAGTATTTCTTATCGTACAATTGGTTCGCATAAGCGATCCAACTACAATAAGATTCAGGCGATCGTGATGTTTCTAGGACAGTCCGAAAACGGACTGGTGTGACGTTGATACCCTTGAAGGCATCGGTGCCACATGACTCTCTAAAGAGTCCACCTATACAACTCTTGTCACGGTTTACAAGTAAACCAAACGACTCGAGGTGCGTTATTGCGTCAGTGGCGTAAGCCGTTGGAACAATAACATCATCACCATACACTAAGATGCTCTCGCGAGCATCCGCGTCGGGCGCTGCAGCCGTAAGGATAGCCCAGATACAGAGTGCCATGATTGGGAAGCATAAACAGCTACCCATCGGGGCAAACTTCTCTAGGATTAATTCCTTACCATCTGGCAGCACTGTCGATGAGCTCCTACACGCCATCAAGTATGTAAACACACTTGACGGAAATAGGAGTCGAACCAAACCAACCGAAATGCGATCACTGGCTTCTTTTAAGTCAATCGTCGCATACCTACCAAACTCGGACCCAAGAAGGGCACCGAATTGATTAGGTTGTTGGTTTGTGAAGAAAACATTGAACTTTGTAAGTTCATTGTTCTCAACATGCCTGACAATAGCCCTGCCTAATCCTTGTTGGACCCATTGATAATCAACGGGTTCACATGAGATCAGCCGAGGGCCACGAGAGTCCTTAGGCACGAGTATAACTCGAGCCGGAAGGTCTCTATCAGTTACAGACGATAAAGTCTGTAATCTATCACAGACATGACCTAATGATGCGTAAAAATACTCATCAAGAGGATAACAGTCTGTGATCTTCGCCGAGACATTAGTCCAACGAAACTTATCCCAAAGACGTTGCTTAGTAGCAACGGCTCCGGGACCGTGTCGCGGGACAATGTCTTTCGGGTCAAAATCCGCAAACAACCTCGCTAAGAGTATGCGTGCGGTGTGCCTAACCTCATCGGTAGTCTTCACTTTTACATGAAGACGACCTTTGTTGATAAAGTTCCAAAAATGGAACTCACCAACATGAGTTAAGTTAGGTGCGTCAGTGTTGTTCAACGGAAAGAGCGAACTCTTCACATTAAACAACTTTACATCGTCCTCAGTTTTCTCAAACTGTGAAACGACGTGGAGTTCTTGGTCATCGGTATACGGCAGTTCGTATTTGCCAAAAGCAAATAAAACCTGTCGGATAGCTGAGACGCTCTTTGCACACGGTAACGGAAGGACCTCCCCGTTTTGGGCGAGAACCAGAGAGAACAGCTCACCGAGAAACCTCGGAAGCTGACTGTTAACCATGGGTTTGAACCCTAGGTCGACAGCGTTCAATGGTTTTCCACAAAGAGCCTTATCAAAGGCCCTACCAAGACGAGGCAAGGTTTTCGTGAGAAAACCTATCCCTTCCGCCCGAGTCCTAGACTCAACCTTTTTGAGGGTGAGTTTTAGGGCTCGATTGTTGAACACAACTCCATGTGACGTACTGACGTCACGAAGCAGTGCAGCGATGACTTTTATTTCATCTAGGCTCTGTGTTAGGTCCATAAGGATCCTTTCCTAGAGTATGCATACGCTCCATGACCATTGTACATCTCTAACTCCCCAGTTCTTATGCCTAAAAGACACAAGAAGAGACCTATCTACGAGAAGACTATACCAAATGGCCTACCACAGTTGGAAACTGTGGAGGTCCTTGCTATGGTCGATCTCGGAGATATCCAACAGTTGACCGATAATTATCATTATAGCATCCGGTCGCCCAAACTTAGTCGTCAATACGCTGGTCATTATGTAACAATTAAGTTACCTAAGACCATCATTTTAACGGCGGTTGAAGGCATTGAACCGGAAGCTTATGATATGACGGTCACTATTTGAAACCCAACTAAGGGCTAGTCGTATGAGTATTAGTCGTGGCCGAAAAGGAATTGGTACGGAAATCGAAACTTGTCGATACCGTCCAATCCTTATATGACCATGACAAAGAACTTATACGTGGAATCAGAGCCAGACCTGCGCACCCCGAAAAGAAAAGGACAAGTACAACTGGGAAGTTGTACCGACCAATTCTAATTGAAGTGCGCAGAATCCGAGAACCGACTCTTCCATGAGAGGTCACAGACCTCCTGAGAGAAGAGTCGCAGCGCCGTTACCAGTGCCATCGTAGAGAATCGTCGTAGATGCGCCTAAGGAGGCGCAAAACGACATCAACTCTGCGAGAACATTGGCCATTTCCGTATTCGCCGTGAGGGCGCCCACAGGGGCGTCCAACACTGCATACGCGGAAACGGTCACAGGCGGAACCGAATCAACAGTCGAGATGACAGTTTTGTCAAATCGAACAACTGATCGGCGACGTCTGCGAAGCCCCGAACCAGACTCAGTGTGTTTTACATTGAGGCGGTGCGGTGCCGAAGGAGCCTCCGTAATTTGGGAGAACTCCGTCGAACGTTCGTTGGTTGCGATACGGGAGAATTCAACTTCCGTACCTGCAGCGTTCTTGATTTCATTGGTGTTAAGCGTATTGCTTAGCATACATTTGAGACTGACTGTAATTGGCCGCTTAACGCGACCGGTTATGCTGGTGACTGCGTCGTGCTATCACGAGCGCGGCACCGAGACTGAATTCTTTCAAACTCAGCCCGCTCGACAAGATCGAGCCCACTGTTGGTAATTCAACTTGCCTGCGATAAGCAGACTCGGTGACTACCGGCAGTGGTATCTCTGGACCGATAACTGAATCAGACGGACCGAACTCTTGATACCGCGTAGGTCTTTCAAGCCTACGGGAAACAAGAATCCGACGTCTGTAAGTTACCGACCATAGATAGTTGTGTATGTTTACTACAGGTTCCATGTTGAGCTGTTTCCTGTTGTTGAGCCATTGGCTTACGCCAAAGACCCAATCAACAACAAACGACCAAGGAATGGCGTTCCAGATAATCGCAGGGTTAAGGTTAACCCCAAGAGCATCTAGAAAACCAAGCAATTGAGCATGCTCAATTTGGTATTGAGTAAAATTATAATTATACTCAATCTCAGCGTGGAATATGGCAACATCTGTGTAAACACGTCTCGTAGCATTCGAAGAAACCGATAGTTTAACGTCAGCTCCGTATGGATAACTTCCATACGTAATTGGCGGACTATAGAAGGTTTTCGAATATACAAGGGGGTTTGTCACAGTCAACAAGCGACGATAATGTCGGCGTTGGCGTTGTCCCTGTCCGGACACCAGCGAATTTATATTCGCCACTGTCTTGGATATGGCGGCACGAATGCCGGCTATATCAGATAACAACGGTAGAATGTTAAACTCCGTCTGGAGATAACCGTCTGCCGTCATTTGGAGTGCGCGTCGAAGAGTTTTCGAGGTAGATCGGAAATTAGTCCCGATCTTCCCGATAAACTGATCAATCGAGCGTATTGTAGTCGGAAGACTCTTAAAATCCTTCAGTTCTATAACTGAATTGATTAAAGAGAGATTCGACTTGACCCAAGGCATCATCACATTAAGTGACTGCTGCTTTAGGCCAGATAAACCCTCAGGATCTGGAACGAATCCATAATCCATCGAGGGGTTATACAACTCAAGGAGTCCATCAGAATGGACTCCAGGAGCTCCAAACTCACCACAATACCAAGCATAAGGGTAAGTGGAACTGACAGAATCGTAATAATGTGGATAAGAATCCACATGACGATCTGCCGATCCCACTGCCGTTATCATAGAGGTCTCTTGAACGCCCCGCCTATAATGGTGGAACGTCTTCCAAGACCTCTTATCCTTCGACGAGTTCGGCGTTATCGCTTCAAATGACTTGGAATAACCAGGCCAAATGACACGAGTAGTAGCCGGACCGTAGTTAGCTGGAGGAGGATGACCACAGACAATAGGTAAAACCTCAATCTGTGAATCAGCATCCTGCTTGCGAGTGGTGAATGTTGA